CTCGGTGCAGGCGCTACAAGGCGCCATCCGCGACGGCAGCGCTGCGGTGGTGGCTGCGATCGGCGGCATCGCCCAGCCCACCACGGCCACCCCTGTCTACCGGGCGCCAGAGAACGCTGGCTTGGCGGCTGCTGCCACAGCAATGGGTGGGGTGGCGAACATGCTGCCGGGCACGCGGGGCGGCCCCAACATCAACGAAGGGGTCGGCGCGCGCGGTGGCCGCCACCAGGGCCAGGACCTGGGCCTCGACATCGGCGACCCGATCCACGCCCGCCGAGCCGGGACCGTGCAACAGGCCTATCCCTCGGGGTTCGGCAAAGTCGGCGGCGCTGTGGTGATGCGCTACGACGATGGCAGCCAAGGCACCTATGGGCACGTTTCCCCCGGGGTGCGGGTGGGGCAATCCGTGGCTGCCGGCCAGCGCATTGCCACGGTGGCCCCCGATGGCCAGAACACCCACCTTCATTACGAGCTGCGGGACGGGTTCGGCAAGCTGCTCAATCCGCTGAATGCGATCAAGGACAGCCTGCGCATCCCGGCGGGCAGCGTGGCCGGCGGCGGGACCCTTGCAACCACAGCGGGTCTGCCGGCGGCGGTGATGAGCGCCTTGCCGGTGTCGCAGCAGGTTGATGGGGCACAGGGAACCGGTCCGCTCGGTGAATCCCTGGCGGGTCTGGCCGGGCAGTCCGAAGCGGCCACGGCCAGCTTGGGCGCGATGGACGAGAGCTTCTGGACTGCGGCCAGCACCATGAGCGGTTTCTCCAATGCGGCGGCCAGCACCCCGCCGATGTTTGGCCAACTCAACACCGCGATGGGCGCTGCGGCGCAGGCCCTGGCCGGCATCGGCATGATCGGCGGCGGCATCGGGATGATGTCCGGCGGCGGCACCTACAACACCTTGATGGGGTTGGCGGGGATCTTTGGCGGGATCTCCTCGGTCGCGGGAATGCTCACGCCCGGTGGGGCCCTGGGGGGGCTGTTCAAAGGCGGCGGCGGATCAACCGCGGGTGCCTTGGGCGCGGTCAACTTCAAGCCAGCGGCGTTCTCCATGCCCAACCTGCTGACCGGCAAGGCCACGGGCGGCCCTGTGCGGGCCCGCCGGCCCTATGTGGTCGGCGAGAAGGGCATGGAGCTGTTCATCCCCTCCAGCGACGGCGCAATTGTGCCCAACAACAAGCTCTATGCCGCCAATGCCGCGGCACTGCAAGACGGCAGGGCGCTCAATGACGAGGGCACGGATGGAACGCTGGCCGGCGCCGGCGCAGGGCTGTTTTCGCAGAACCAGGCGGCGATGGTCGGCGTGGCCCGGGCCCAGCAGCAACAACAACAGGAGTTGGCGTTGCAGCGGGCGGCAGCGGCGCCGACTCGGCTGGAGTTCAACTACCAAAGCGAGGTGATCAATAATGTCGAATACGTCACCGCCGATCAATTCCAGCGAGGGATGGCGGATGCAGCCGAGCGCGGTCGATCGCTGACCTTGAGCTCACTGCAAAACAGCGTCAAAGCCCGCCGTCGCGTTGGAATCTGATTGCCATGACGATTGCTGTTGTCAATTATCTGCGCTTCAAAAACAGAGCCGGAGCCTATCAAGGTGGTTACGACTTCCAAAACTTCTTTGTGGGCGAGAGCAAAACCCGCTCCGGTGCAGCCCACATCTATGCACCGTTTGGAATCACCACAGGCGCCGGAGCCAAAGGTGGCGATCGCAGCGATGCGTCCATCATCGCGCCGACCGATCCTATCCCTGTCAACCTCTTTGTTGAGGCCTGTCAGCAGAACTGGCTGGCGGAGATCACCTCAGTGCTGCTGGATCCGCTCACCTATGCCGAGGTGCAGCAGATCTCGCAGGAAAGCTGGGTGTGCGCCCGGCCAGATCTGACGCCAGAGCGGGCGGTGTTGCGCTTGGCCTCACCGCTTGATGCCGTGGACAGTCAGATCCCCAAGCGCACGCTCAGTAGCCGCCTGGTGGGCAGCCTGCCGGCCACCGGTTCGATCTCGGTGTCATGAAAGAAGCCATGAAAGAAGCTGCACCGTGGATGAAGTTTGTTGGCCTGCCGTACCGGCTCGGCGCTGACCCAGTGGGAGGAGAAGCCAGCGATTGCGTGCGAATGGTGTTCAGGGTTACAGAGCTGGGTGGCGTCAAAACACCAAAGATCGAAAGAAAATGGTACTTATGGTTGGCTCAAGGTAACATGGATGCGATCAAAAAAGATTGGTTTGATCTAACAGAGCAAACCAATGGTCCCGAGCAATACGCCATGACATTGTTGGGGGAGGGGGTCTTTTCGATTGCAGTCGTGGTTGACGGTGGACTTCTCACTGTTCGCTCTACAGTGGGTGTGCAGTGGGTGCCACTGACAAGTTTGCGCCCCATGAACTTCAGGCGATTCAAGAATGTCTGACCTGCCCCTTCTGCCATCAGATCGCTACATCGCCGATCTTCTGGGGCTGAGCGACGAGCAGTATCGCTTTTACATGGCGGAGGTGCGCCGGCGTGCAGCAACCGGGCCCCAGCCCAGTGCCGTGGCCACCATCGGCCCCGACTTCTTCCTGTACGTCGCGGTCATCTCGTCACTGCTTTCGGTTGGCCTGACGATTGCGGCCAGTTTCTTTAAGCCCAAACCGCAACAACCCCCACGTCTTCAGCAAAATCAAACCCAAGGGCAAAGCATCACCAATGTTCGCCGTTATGCGCCGCGGACAGGCTTTGACTCGGTTCAAGACGTTGCCACGATTGGCGATCCCATCCCGCTGGTGTATGCGCGGCGGGAAGTCATCGCTGGCCAAAACTACGGCGGCATCCGCATCAACACGCCGTTGCTTTGGAATGCGCTTTCGGCAATCGACAAAAGCCAGTTGATGCGGGCGATCTTTCTGATTGGGGAAGGCGATCCTGGCTTTGAAATTGATGCGGCTAACATTGCCATTGGCAACAACACGCTGGGCTCATATTTGCTGGGCAATGCTGACAACGCTCGTTTCACGGTTTACTACCGCCCCGACGGTGGCCGCATCACGGCGGCTGATCGGTTGATTGGTGCGGCCAACGATCCTGGGGCGATCGCCAGCGGCAATGTCTATGGCGTGCTCGATGCCAGCGGTGCGGTGGCCAGTGATTTCAGCCACTCGCACCGGCCCAACACGCAGACGCAGTTTGGTGTCTACGCGATGATCGGCAATGGCCTTGGGTTTCGCGTCAATCCATCGCTGCGCCCAGGAGTCAACGCCCAGATCACGGTGGACGTGAAGGGCAAAAAGAAAAAGGCCAAAGCCGAAGGCCGGGTGGTGTGCGAAGCCGATCTGGTGTCCCTGGCCCAACGCGAGAAATACCGCGCCAAGTTCTCGGGGCGCTCGGGCCTGATCAACAACAGCGGCACCACCTGGACCTATCACCTCTCCAACACCACCGACGCTCTCACCGTGTTCACCGCCGGCCAGCAGCTGGAGGCGTGGGGTTCAACGGTCAGCACCTTTGAGAATCCCTTTCCAGGCATCAGCGATGGCACCGTCGCTTCCTGGTTGACGATCGGCTCGATCAGCGTCTCGTCCAGCACGGTGTCAGCGTCGGTGGCCTTTAGCACCTCTGCTGCCGAAAGCGGCCTGGTTGGAGTGGCGGATGGTACCTACATCATCGAATACGGAATCACGTTAAACCAGGGCAACCGAGAGGTGCTGTGGCTCAATGAGGATGGCGCTGGCTACATCGTCACGGTGACCATCACGCCGTTGCTCGATGAATTTGGCGCTCGCATTGGCAGCAGCTTCAGTTTCACCGGAACCGGCGGCACCATCTCGGTCAACACCAACGCCCGCGATGACCTCGATGTCCACGAAGAGCGCTGCGGCGATGTGGCCGCAGCAGTCGCGGGCCGGCAGAAGACCTGGGATGACGCAATTCAACTGGGGGAGCTCTACAAGATCGGCTCAGCGCTGGCGATCTGCACCGAGCGCTCGCCATCTGATAGCAGCTTCAACTCTGACGCGGACTTTGAGCCCATCGCCCCCAGCCAGGGCAATGCGATCGAAGCGAAATTTGAAGTCATCCGCAGTGGCAGCGCCGCAGGTGTGGGCCTGGCCGATCTGATCAAGGATGCCAAAAGCGGGCCTGTGTTCACCACAGCCACCAATCACCCCCAGGTGTACCGGGCGGCCATCGCCAACTTTTCAACGCTGAGGGAATGCCGGATCGTTCGGATTTGCATCCGCAGCGCCTTGGGTATTCGTATCAGTGGCCTTTGCAATTTTCGCGACAGCCTCACCTACACCCAGATCGACGGCAAGGCTTGCTACAACAAAGAAGGCAACAAGATTCCACCGGGCGACTATTTGACGGTGGACATCTTTAACAGCGGCCAGATGAGTTCAGCGGAGGAGCGTTACTCCTTCTTCCGCATTCGCTATCGCGAAGCCGGGACCACCGGGGCCTACACCGACCTGGGCCGCTGTTTTGGCATTCGCGGCATCACCCAGCAGAACGTCTTTAACGACATCCGCTTGGTGATGCCTTCCACCAAGCGCTGGGAGTATCAGATCGAACCCCTCAGCGGCTGGGAGATTCGCTCGGGCACAGCGACAGGGGCGCTGGAGCTGATTGATTCGAGCTTGACCACCGAGCGCACCATTGCCATTGGCGGTGTCACCGTCAACTTCCGCGGCGTGCTGGGCCCCACCGGTGGCGCCTTCATTCCTGCTGCGCAACGAGCCAGCCTTGGGCCCGAGCGGTTCATGTTGGCCAGCGTCCAGCGCGGTGGCAGCGCCGAAATTGGCGTGGGCTACAGCGATGACAACAGCTATGTCGATGCCTGGGGCAAGTTGGCCGAGAGCTTCGTCTACGAAGAGGTACGCAGCAGCGCCGAAAGCGGCCCGGAGCATGAAATCGTTTCGGTGGATGAAATCGTCCCCAATGCAACCATCCCCCAATACGACAACCTGGCGCTGCTGGGGCTGAATGTGCGCGCAGGTGTCGAGTGGCAGCAATTTGGCCAGCTGTCGGTCTATGTGCTCAAGGGGCTCGCCAGTGGCACCCACCTGTTTCCTGAGGTGCTGAAAGACGTGCTGCTCAACACCCGCTACGGCAAGGGCGATCAGATCAGTGCCCAACAGCTCGACATGGCCAGCTTTGCGGCGGCCTCCACCTGGTGCCAGCAGCGGCGGCTGTTTTTTGATGGGGCGATTGCCGGCAAGATCAACCTGCGCCAGTGGGCGGCTGATGTTGCGGCAGCCCATCTGCTGTTCTTTGGCGAAAGCGGCGGCCAGTTCTGGTTGCGCCCTGCCTGGCCCGGCACCGTGGCCAATCCGCAACCGGTGAGCATCAAGGGCATTTTCACTGCCGGCAACATCGTCGAGAACTCCTTTGCGATGGAGTTCTTTGAACCCGAGGACCGGCAGCCGATTCAGGTCAGCGTCAAATACCGCGAGGAACGCCTGAGCTCCAACCTCACCAACCCCGGGCTGTTCCCGGTGGAGCGCGAGATCCTGGTGCGAGAGGCGGCGCCACTGGCCAGTGACACCGATCCGATCGAAGCGGTCGATCTCAGTGATTACGTCACCAGCGCTGGCCATGCGATCGACGCGGCCAAATTCATCGCCCGGATGCGGCGCGTGCCGGACCATGCGGTCAAGTTCACGACCACCCATGAAGGGATCGCGGCAGCAATTCAGCCGGGCGATTACATCCGGGCGGTGCTGGACTTCACCCACTACGACCAGCTGCGCAATGGCGCCGTGCTGGGCGACGGTGGACTGGTGAGCACCCAGCCGTTCAACGATGGCACCTACACCGTGCTGGCCTGGGATGGGACTGGAACCAGCGCACCGGCGCCGACAACCTTGACCGTGACCGGCGGCGGCACCACGGCCACGCCTCGCGGTGTGATCTTCACGCTGATCAACACCCAGACGCAAGCACGGACCTACCAGATCGAAAAGATCACCCCATCTGCCGATGGAACGTTCCAGATCGAGGCCATTCACATGCCAACCGATAGCAATGGCTACCTCGAGCTGGCCAAGAACTGGGGCAGCGCGAGCAGCGACGCACACTGGATCATCCAGGCGTGAGTCATGGCGACAGCGTTTCCTGCCCTCCGCCCCTCGTCGCGTCGCTACCGCTTGCCGGTTTTTGCGATCACCGAAAACAAGGCACAAAGCGGCCTGACCAGCCTGCGGCTCTGGGGCAGCAAGCCGGAAGATGCCCGGCTCGAGCTGCGGTTCACCAATGTGCCCGACAGCCAGGCCCTGCAAATTGGTCAGGCTTACCTGGCGGCCAAGGGGCCGATCGACAACTTGACGCTGCCCAACGAGCTGTTCAGCGGCGCCGATGCCAGCTTGCGTGATTTCATCAAGGCCGCCGGCACAGGATTGACCTGGCACTTCACCAAAGAGCCGCCAGATGTGGAATCTGTTGTCAATGGCGTAAGCAGTGTTTCTGTCACACTGGTTGGCCAACTTAGAATCTAAGCGTGAGGTAATCGGCCATGGCTATTGTCACATCAACCAGCGCAAGTGTTGTCTGGGATGGCAAAGCCATCGCCAAATTGCGCGACGTTTCGATTGACGCCCAACGGGATGCCCTGGAATCCACCGCCTTGGGCGATGCGGACCGCAACTACATCTACGGTCTGCGTGGCGCCACGGGTCAAGGCACGTTGATGTATGACAACAGCGATGCCAACATTAAGAGTTTGCTGGAAGAATTGTTCGGCAATGCCACCGCTGGCAAGAGTTTGGCGCTCACCTTATCAGCGGGCAAGAGCCTCAGTGGCACGGCCTTGATCACCAGTGTCGGCACCAGCGTCAGCGTCGGTGAAATCACCTCCTGCGCGGTGCAGTTTCAGTTCACCGGCAGTGTTGCTGCTGTCTTCTGATGCCAGTTCTGGGTCGCGGTGGCGTACTGGAGCTCGAGCGCGAGCCGATTGATCCGGTGGTGGTGACCGCCGCAGCGCTGCAGCCCGCGGTCAATGCGGTGACGATTACGAACCCCCACTTCTGGTCCGGCGATCGGGTGCTGCTGGTGGCCAGCCGCGGTCTACCTCTGGGGGGCACCAGCCCGGATGGCTACGGCCTCTACACCGATGGGGTGTGGACCAACATCAAGGTGCCAGGTTCCCAGGGCTCCCGGGAGGACCCCTTCTATGTGGCCAATGCCCTCGACATCGATTTCTATGTGACGGCCCAAGCGGCAGGCCTGGAGACCAGCAAGGAGGTGTTTGTGCACCGCGATGTGCTGGATCGGGTCAGCTTTTACCGCAGTGCCCGTCAGGCCGTGAACGGGCGCAGCGCCGATCGGATCCCGATTGAGAACCTGGATTTCGGCGCCATGATCGTCGCCCCGGATGGCCCGGCGGTTTACCGGCAGCAGTTGATCGCGCTCTCCGATGACCTCAACGACTACCAAGGCGGCGAGCAGCTGCTCAGTGATGCGCTGGACCCCCAGCTGGTGCCGCCACCGGTCAGTCAGGGCTTCAAGCTGCAAGCCTGGCTGGAGGAGTGGAGCCTGCGGCTGAGCGGCAATGAAGTCGATGCCACGCCGCTGGGCGAAAAGTTTGGCGATTCGGTCAAAGCTTTGATCACCGGCGGCGGCAGCTTGAACTGCCTGCTGGAGCATAGCTACAAACGTGATGAGCAGGATTCCACAGCACTGATGCAGCTGTTGTTCTTCCTGGAGAAAGGCTGCAAATCCAAGGCTCATTTCTACATGAGCAAAGACCGCGAACTGGGTGCCGTGGATCAGCTGGGCGAGCCGGGGTACACCTATGGCGGCTCGATTTACTACGAAGCTGAAATCATCATCACGACATCATCAGTGAACACACGGGCTGATGGTGTGATTGCATTGACGTGCGACTTTGTGACAACAGGAGAGATCGCCCTTCGTATGGGTACAGGCTGACAGCGTTAGATTGTCAGCAGCGTTGTAGTAAGTGTCCGGTGGCAAGTCTGCGGCGATCGATTGATAGTGGATCGCTCAGCGATCGTGACATCAGCCAAGCGCAATTCCGTGAACAGGTCGGCGTTGTCACCGATCTGTTGCGACAGATCACCGGCGATGCCACGATCAGCGCCGGCAACAAACACAGCGTCACACCCCTGGCAACACCGTTTGTGTTGCATGTTGATCCGCTGATCGGTTCGGATCGGTTCGTCAGTGGGTTCTTCAATGATTACGTCTCGGGCAGTGACGAGCGCGAGGTGTTTCGCAGCACCGTCAACCGCCTGAGCCATCAACGGCTGGTCTGCGGTTACTCCGCCCAGCGCCCGTTTCGCACGATCAACCGGGCCGTGCTCGAAGCCGCGATGCTCCAGGCCCTGCCGGTGTTTGAAGCCGGCAGCTGGCAGACCCGCCGCCTGCAGGTGTTGATCCGCCTGGCCCCCGGCGTCCACGAGCTGCTCAACACGCCTGGCAGTGCGGCGACCGCCGCTCGGCCCCGCGCCTGGATCGATGGCCATGAGCCCAGCCGCGAGGAGTTGATGTGGTTCAACGCCGCCGGCGGTGGCGGCATCCTGCTGCCCCGGGGTGTGCGGATCGTGGGGGCCGATCGCGATGCGACGGTGCTGCGGCCCCTGCATGTGCCCGGCAGCGTGGCGGAGCTCGACAGCGAGCAACGCGGCGCCTGCTTTGCCTTCACCGGCCAGAGCGCCATCAGCCAGGTGACCTTCAGCGATGCGGCGGACTATCCGGTCTCCCATCACCTGCTCGATCTGGTGCAGGTGGCCCGGGCCAGCGACCTGGAGCGCTTTTACGGGGGAGTGCTGGAGATCGGCCAGGGCCGGGAGCTGGAACCCCAGCTGTGCCGGCCCATGGGCGATGAGTTGCACTTCGGTCCGGCGGCCACCGACACCACCGGGGCCAGCGTCGATGCCGCTGACGGCTGGGCCAGCCTGCGCGACTGCCGCCTGCTGAGTGCCTACGGCCTGGGCGGGGTCCATGCCGATGGCCGGCGCATGGGCGGACTGCAGCGGCTGGAGGTGCGCAACCTGGTGGCGAGCAGCAACCAGCGGGACCTGGAGGCCTGGCAGCTGATCAACCCCAGCAGCGGTGAAGCCGAGCGGGTCGATGCGGTGCACTTCCAGGCGGCCTCTGCTGCCGCGCTGCAGCCCCGCCCTGGGTGCAGCCATACGCTGCTGCGGGCCAGCCATGGCGCCCAGGTGCTAGCCCGGGGGATTGAGGCTGAAGGGTTCAGCTATGGCGCCCGCGCCGAAGCGGGAGCGGCCATCGAGATTGATGGCGTGCTGCGCTACGGCGTCTGGGGGCTGAGCGCCAGCGGTTACCGCGCCATTGCCCATCGCCAGGATTGCGGTTGGCATCTGGTCGGGGTGCGGGCGCCTCAGTGGCTGGAGGAATCGAACACGACCCTGCGTTGGCTGGAGCTGGGCCGGCTGGCGCAACTGGAAGACGGTGCCTTGCACCTGGCCCAACCGCTGGAGGGCAGCACAGACACTCCGGCGGTGCTGCGGGCCGCCGGCTACAGCCTCACCCCCGGCAGCCTGCTGTGGCTCGAGGCCGCCGATGGCCGGCGCTGGTCGGTGCCCTTGGCGGCAGCAGCCTGGAGCAGCGATGAGCCGGCCCGGCTGGTCCTGGACGGCCCGCTGATGGCTGGTGAGGTGGAAGCGGAGCGTCCGCGGGAGCTGGCGGTGGAGTTGATCGGTGCCCGGGTGCGCCTGCGCCGGCTGGTGGATGGCCGCAGCTTCGAGCAGCGGGCCTGGGCAGCACTGCTGGCCCACACCCAGCACGGCAGGTTGCCAGCCGCCGGGCAGGTGCTGCGGCTGGATCAGGCCCTGCCCGGAGCGCCGCTGCTGCCGCAGCCCGCCGCAACCCTGCAGGTGCAGCATTGCTTTGTACCCCGCTGGAGTGCGGTGGGCCAGCTGCGCACCGCGGCGGTGGTGCTCACAACCGGTGGCGCTGTGGCGCAACCCCTGCTGCTGGATGACGACCGCGACACCGATCCGTGCAGTTGCGATTGCGGTTGGCCCCTGGGCGGCAGCGGCAGTTGGTCGGACGTCTCGGTTGAGGCCGCCGATCGCGACGCCCTGGCGCTGCTGCTGGAGGCCGCCGGCTGCGGGGATGCTGACGCGATGGCGGCCTGGCTCGAGCCCAAGCCCTGGTGGGAGCAAGAGCAGCTGGTCCACAACAGCGAAGGCCCGGTGGTGCTGGCGCTGCATGAGGGTTCGCGCATTGCAGCAGAACAGTTGCTGATGCGCGAGATGGGGTATGGCAACCGCTCCAAAGGTGAGCTGGCACAACAAACAGGTGTTGCACCAACTGTTGTGCAACAACGCCAGGTGCAATGCAGTGACGGCGGCTGGGTGACGCTTGTTGCGCCAGCAGCGCATTGTTAATGGCGGCAAACGGCAGGACCCTGGATTCCTGCAACCAGTTGGCAAAATGAATCGACGGCAGGTGCCGACGCATGGCTTATCCCGGGATTTACAACCTGACCGGCACAAAGGCGATTCTTCAGAACGCCACGCGCAGGATTCAGTTTCGCGTGCAGGACGAAAACGGTATCGCCATCGACATTACCAATTGGGAAGTCGATGCTGACATCAAAAACCAACGCGATCAGCAGTTGGCGACGTTTGATTGCACGATTACCAACGCAGTCGATGGTCGCTTTGAAATCGAAATGGCACCTGCTGTAACGGTAGCCATTGCACCCGGAAACTATTTCTGGGACTTGAGCATGACGCAACCCAGTGGTCGTAGGTATTACTGGCTTAAAGGCGTTGTTACAGTCGAGAAAACCCAGTCTCGCAACGACTAATGGCGAACCAAAACAACGTTATCGATTCACTTGGCGCCGAGATTGTTGTCATCGAGGCCTCCGGTGCGCAGGCCTACGGCCTACCAGCCGATGGCGTTGCGGGACAGAAAATCAGGAAAAAGAGTTCAGCAGCCTATGACACTGAATGGGTCAATGACTTTTTTCCAAGCAACGTAACACCTTCGCCACTGGGTGTTGCTACTCCGGGTCAAGAAGCGCTGGGATTTGCGCGCGCTGATCACGTTCACGAGCACGGCACGCTGGGCGGCGGGGCATTGCACGCCAACGCCACGATCAGCCAGTCGGGATTTCTCTCCGCTGCGGACAAGCAAAAGCTCGATGCGGCCAATGCGGCCAATGTGGCCAGCGCGATTGTGCGCCGTGATGCCAGCGGCGGTTTCTCCGCGGGCCTGATCAATGCCAGCATCACGGGCACAGCGGCCTCGGCGGCCAAGCTGGAAGTGGCGCGCCTGATCAACGGTGTGCCCTTTGATGGCACCAGCGATGTCACGATCATCGGCAATGCCAGCCTGAGCCAGGCGGGCATCGTCCAGCTCAATAACAGCCTCAGCAGCACCAGCGTCACCCAGGCGGCGACCCCCAGCACGGTCAACATCCTGCGCCAGAAGCTGGAAGCCTTCCGCAACAGCCGCAAGATTTTCGTTTCCCTCGAAGGCAACGATTCCAACGACGGCACCAGCGAAGGCGAACCGCTGCGCACCATCCGTGCGGCGGTGGCGATGGCCCAGCCGGGTGATGTGATCAAGATCGCCAGCGGCGATTACACCGAGATCTGTCCGCTGCGGGTGCCGCGCAATGTGGCGATCTGGGGCGATGCGCTGCGCAACGTCTTCATTCGCCCGACCACCCAAACCGCCACCAAGGGGATCTTCAAGGTCGACTCGGGCTTCTTGGCCCAGGGCATCACCTTTGCTGGCCACCAGGCCACTCTCAATGAGCAGGGTTGGGCGATCAGCTATGACGAGCTGGCCGACAACAGTGCCCTGGGGGCCACTGGCCCTGGCGCCTACATCCAGATTTCGCCCTACATCCGCAACTGCACCAGCTACACCGCGGCGCAAGGTGATGGTTTTGCCGCCAGCACATCTCAGGGGATCACCGGCGGCGGCATGGAGATCGACGGCGCCAAATGCGCGCCCAACTCCCCCATCCGCTCGATGGTGGTGGATTCGTTCACCCAGATCAACCTCAACGGTCCGGGGTGCCTGGTCAAGAACAACGGCTATGCCCAGCTGGTGTCGTTCTTTGGCACCTTCTGCAGCTACCACGTCAAAGCCGAAAGCGGCGGCCAGGTCAACCTGTCCAACTCGACGACGGACTTTGGCACCTACGGCCTGATGGCTGATGGTTACTCCCCTGATCCGGTGTTCATCGGAGCAGCGGGGACCGCGGCGTTTGGCGCCACGTTGGCCAGCTTCTCGGTGACGATTGACGTGTCCACCAGCACGATCAATGCCACCGCCCACGGTCTCATTGCGGGCACCAAGCTGTTCTTCCAGGCCAACCAGGGCACCTTGCCGCCGGAGCTGGAAGCCGACACCCCCTACTGGGTGGTGGCCACTGGTCTGAGCGCCAACAGCTTCCGCGTGGCCACGGCCTTCGGCGGTGTGCCCCTGACCCTCAGCGGCAGTGCCAGCGGCGTTTATGGCGTCACCGTCAAAGGCGACACCGAAGTCGAGGTGGTGGGCCTGAGTGCGTCGAGCATCGGTCCGGCCAGCCGCCCCCAGCCGGGGATGCTGATGATCATCAACGGCCAGCAGTATGTGATCACCGGTTCAGTACCGATCACGGGCGGCTACCGCGTCAACTTCTTCAACAACGTCAACGCCGGTCTGTTTGCGCCGATCTCCCAGGGCGAACCGATCAACTTCCACCTGCGCTCCCAGATCGCCACCGGCGGTCACAACATGGAGTATGTCGGGGCGGGCACCAATTACAACGCGCTGCCCTGGTTCGGCGGGGTGCCGATCCCGGCCAACCAGATCGTGGAGACCAATGGCGGTCGGGTGTTCTTCTCGACCACCGATGAGCTGGGCAATTTCCGCGTCGGCGAAGCCTTTGATGTCGATGGCACCACCGGTGCGGTCACGATCAACACCAGCCAGTTCAACCTTTCGGGCCTGAACTTCATCGGCCCCTTCAGCCGCAACGGCGGCTTGAGTGTGGTGGGCGTGCAGCTGCGGGAGGTCAGCAACAACACCAGCTTGATCGCCAGCACTGGCGTGGCTGACGGCAACACGGTGCCGACGCAGTTTGCGGTCAAGACCTACACCGAAGACCGGCTAGCGGCCAAAGTCGATGCGGTCGTCGGCACCGCACCGATCACCGCCAGTGCGGCTTCGGTAGCCAATCCGGCGGTCAAAACCGTCACCGTGGGCATCACCAATGCCACCGGCAGTGCGGCAGGGGCGATGTCGGCAGCGGACAAAGCCAAGCTTGACGCCGCCACCGCTGATGCCACCGCAGGCACCCTGGTGCAGCGCGACGGCACGGGCAGCTTCAGCGGCAGCCTGGCGGGCAATGCCAGCAGCGCCGATCAGGCCTTGAGGTGGACGACAGGCCGCACGGTGAGCCTCAGCGGCGATGTCACCGGCACCTCGACTGCCTTTGATGGCAGCGTCAACCTGAGCTTCGCTACCACCCTCAGCAACACCGGCGTCACGGCGGGCACTTACACCTCGCTGACGGTGGACGCCAAGGGCCGGGTGGTGGGCGGCACCAACCCGAGCACGCTGGCGGGCTATGGCATCACTGATGCGCTGAGCACCAGCACCAGCTCCAACCAGAACGGCTACTTCCAGAGCGTCTACCTCAAGGACGCCACCAACCCGTCGCATTACCTGCAGCTGCAGGTCAATGACGACCTGACCGCTGGTCGCCTGTTGGCGGTGTCGGTGGGCAATGCAGACCGGCAGGTGAGCCTCAAGGGCAACGTGAGCTTTGGTGGGGCCTTCTCGACCAGCGAGGGCCAGAACCTGGCCTTCACCTTGAGCGGACCTACCACGCTGGTGCTGCCCACCAGCGGCACCTTGGTGGTGGCGGAGAGCCCGACGTTCACCGGCACCCCCGCCGCACCCACCGCTGCCGCCGGCACGAATACAACGCAACTGGCGACCACGGCGTTTGTGCGCAGCGAAGTGTCGGCCCTAGTGGATGCGGCGCCGGCCACGCTCGACACCCTGAATGAATTGGCGGCGGCCCTGGGCGATGACCCCAATTTCGCCACCACGATCAGCAATCAGCTGGGAGATCTGGAAGATCAGCTGCTGGCTCTGGATGATGCTGTGGACCTCAAGGCGCCGCTGGCGTCACCGGCCCTGACCGGCACCCCCACGGCTCCCACGGCGACAGCAGGTACCAATACGACGCAGTTGGCGACCACTGCGTATGTGCAGGGTGAACTTGGCAGTTACTTGACCACAACCAATGCAGCCAGCACCTATGCCGCGCTGAGCGGCACACAAAGTTTTGCCGGCGCACAGCGCGGAACGGTGGCCATCAAAGGAGCCGTGACTGGAACTGTCACTCTTGATCTTAATGAGGCTAATAACTTTAGCCTTGAACTGACGGGCGGTACAGTCACGCTGGGCGATCCCAGCAATGCAACCGCTGGCCAATCGGGATCTATCACGATTATTCAAGAAGTCGCTACGCCACGAATGTTGCTGTTTGGTAGCACCTGGAAGTTTGAAGATGGTGTGCCGACCATTAGCTCGGTTGGCGGCTCCATTAGCACTTTGCTGTACTACGTCAACAGCAACTCTCATGTCACAGCCAAGTTGATCACCAACCCCACGGGCTCATGATTCCTGGTTCCTCCAATCCTCTGCTGTTAGCAAGCCAGGCCGCTGGCGGCTACGCCATCCAGCGGTCGCTTCGTTTCAACAGTAGTGACAGTGCCTACTTGTCCCGCACCCCCGCATCAGCCGGCAACCGCAAGACGTGGACCTGGGCGGGGTGGGTGAAGCAGAGTGGTCTGGCAGGCAATCACGCAATCTTTGGCGAGTGGGATTCCTCCGGCATTCAAGGCGTAGCTTTGCAGTTTTTAAGCACAGACAAACTGCGATTTTATGACTACGCAACGTCCTCCGCCGATTGGTCCGTCGATACTGCGCAAGTATTTCGAGACCCAAGCGCTTGGTATCAGCTAGTCTTTGCTGTAGACACAACACAAGCGACTGCATCTAATCGGGTCAAAATCTATGTCAACGGCAGCCAAGCGACGCTAGAGTCCACAACCTATCCCAGTCAAAATCTCGACACTAGGTTTAACCGTGCTCAGGCAACTGCGATTGGTCGCGGCGGCGCTTGGAATAACTATTACTTCCCCGGCTACCTCGCCGACATCCACTTCATCGACGGCCAAGCGCTAGACCCCACCAGCTTCGGCGAGTTCTCCGCCACCACAGGCGTGTGGATGCCCAAGGCGTACAGCGGCACCTACGGCACCAACGGGTTCCACCTGGACTTCGCGGACAACAGCTCTAACACCGCGACCGCATTAGGGAAGGACACTTCTGGCAACGGCAACAACTGGACGCCGAACAACCTGAGCGTAACCGCTGGCGCCGGCAACGACAGCCTCGTAGACGTTCCCATCAACGGCGCGCAGACGGATACCGGGGCGGGGGGTGAGGTCAGAGGCGGTTACTGCACTTGGAATCCCTTAGCAATAACACCTTCTTATCAAGCATCTTTAGTTAATGGAAACCTAGATGCTTACGTTGTAAGCAATGCCCGAAATGCTTACGCCACTATCCAGTTTCCATCTTCTGGTAAATGGTACTTTGAGGTATCTCTTTCTGCGGATATGGCCGGAGCGCCTTTGGTTGGCGTTTCCAAGTACACTGGTGTTTCCAATGTATACCCAGCCGGCGTTGATGGCACTACGGCGCAAACAACGCCAAGTGTCGTATACAATTGGAATGGAAAAAAGACAGTTAATGGAACAACGACAACATATGGAGCAACTTTCGGTGCTAGTGATGTTATAGGTGTAGCGGTAAATATTGATGCGTCTTCGCTAACTTTTTACAAGAATGGTGTGTCCCAAGGTGATATTTCCTTAAATGTCGCCGAATCTACTCCTTTCATAGGCAGTGCCGGCGCCACAGGCACATTCTCCTTAAACGCCGGCCAACGCCCCTTCGCCTACACGGCCCCCAGCGGCTTCAAGGCGCTCTGCACGGCCAATCTGCCGGCGCCCACCATCGTCAAGCCGAGCACGGTGATGGATGTGGCGTTGTACACCGGCACTGGATCGGCGTTGACGCCAACCAGCTCGCTTGGGTTTAGCCCTGATCTGGTGTGGATCAAGTCGCGCTCTGCCGCCACAGACAACACGCTCTACGACAGCGTGCGTGGTGCTCAAGCAAGGCTGGAATCAAACACCACCGACGCCGAAGTCACGACGGACGGCGGCCTCACAGCTTTCAACAGCAACGGCTTTACTCTGGGCACGTTGGCGCAGGTCAACACCAGCTCAGCCACCTACGCCGCCTGGTGCTGGGACGCCGGCAGCTCCACGGTCACGAACACCAGCGGCTCCATCAGCAGCCAGGTGCGGGCGAATGCAAGTGCGGGGTT